GGCCGCGTCCGGGACGGCCGCTCTGCTCAATACGAGCATCGTTTGCTCGATCGGAAACGCTGGCGCTGCTGGTGTCACCGCGCTGATTCAAAGCGGCGTCATCATCAGCGCATCGATTGGCAATGCCGTCGCAGCGGGTATCACGGCGCTCCTGCACAAGACGATTCAGACGGCAGCAGGCAATGCCGTTGCCGCAGGTATAACCGCATCGATTTCGGGCGCCACTGGCCAACAGATCAACGCGCCCAGGCGCACCCGACGTATTACCGATGCCGCGATGCACCGGCCGGCATCACTGAGCACAAGGCGCAGACCATGTCACTGATCACGATTACCCCGCCCGCCATCGAGCCCGTATCCCTGGCGGACGTGAAGTCCGCAGCGCGCATCGACGGCACGGAATTCGATGCCGAATTGGCGTTGATCATCACCGCCATGCGGCAGGATGCCGAGCATCGACAGGGACGGCGGTTGATCACGCAGACGGTAGAGCTTGTTCTGGACGCCTTCCCGACAACCGAAGATATTGACCTGCTGATACCTGACGTGCAGAGTATTGCCAGCGTCAAATACTACGATACTGCCGGTGCGCAGCAGACGATAGACCCTGCCGCTTATTCGCTCGATTCCGACAGCACGCCGTGCTGGCTTCTGGTCGTCACTGATTGGCCAACGCCGAAGGACGTAGCCAATTCCGTGCGCATCCGCTATGTCGTCGGCTATGGCCCGGCCGCTGTGGATGTTCCGAGCAACACGAGACTCTGGATCATCGCCAGGTCCTGCTATGCGTTGGACAAAAAAGACCCACCAGAATGGATTGATCGCCTGCTCGATGCAGAGACTGTGCACCGGGCAGCCTGATGGTCGCAATATCAGATTTCGACGCTGGCCGGGCAAATCAGCGCATCAAGCCGCAGTACAAGAGCGTGACGCGCAACGCCATGGGCGAAGAGGTGATCACGTGGAACGACCTTGAAACAGGAACCACGGACCACTGCATTTGGGCTGAAGTGTGGCCGCTCAAGGGGCGCGAGTTTTTCGCGGCCAACGAGACCCAATATGCTGCAGATGTGCGCTTTCGCATCCGCTATCGAACTGACATAACTCGCGAGCACAGGATTGTGTGGAATGATTTGCCGCACGACATCACGCAGATTGTCGATGTTGGGGCGGCGCATCGCACCACTGAAATCCTTGCGACGAACGGGGTCAGAAATGGCCAGTAACGTGCGCAACGAGGAAGGCATCACGGCCACTGTCGAAGGGATAGACAAGCTCAAGGCCGCACTGTCCGGACTGCCCGACAAGCTGCGCAAAAAGGTGCTTTTGAGTGCTCTGCGCAAGGGCGCCGCCGTGGTGCGCAAAGCGGCGCGTGATGCGACTCCGTCGCTTGATGCATCAACGCCATACCGTACCAAAGGGCTGTTGAAGAAGCGCTTGACGGTGCGCGTCAGCCGAGAATCGAAGTCGCATGGGAATGTCGGCGTGTTTGTGAACATCAAGCCGGCCGCCGGCACGCAATACACCAAGCACAACATTCTAGGCATTAGGTACAAAACCGTGAAGCGGGCATCGCAACGTGGCGCGCTTAGTCCGCTTGACCCGTTCTATTGGCGTTTCGTCAATTTCGGAACGAAAAAACGAAACAAGATTAAAGCCGCTGAGTTTCTTGAAGCCGGAGCCGCCATGCTTTCAGATGCTAGAGATATTTTCGAGCGCGAAGTCGTCCCCGCCATCGAGAGATTCAATCACCCATGAGTGCAGAAACAGACCTATATGCAGCTCTGACCGGGCGATCCGCACTGACGGCGCTGGTCGGAACGCGCATCTATCCGGACGCGATCCCGGAGGGCGACGCGCTGCCCGCGGTCGTCTACCAGCGTGGAGGAACCGATCCAATCACGACGCTGCAGAACCAGACCGTCGCCGAGCAGGTGCGCTTTGGGATCACCGCGTGGTCGAAATCTCGCATCACGGCTGATGCGGTAGCAGATGAAATAGTAACTGCCATTTCTGGAGCGAGCAACCCGCTTGCCGACCGATCGAGCGGGTTCGACGCTGAAATGGGGCTGCATGCCGTCACTGTCGAGTGCGAATGGTGGCACACCTTCTGATCTGAGATTCAAACAGCACCAAGCCCGCGAAAGCGGGTTTTTTCGCCCAACGCCCGCGCTTGCGGGCTTTTTTTTGGAGTAACGCACCATGGCAACTGCTCGCAAATGGTCCAACGTCGCTGTAGCTATGCAGTCGGCCTTGGGCGCAGACATCACGATTACCGGCATCAGCAAAGCAACGGAAGGCGTCGTCACAGCAACCAATACCCTGGCCAACGGGGATTTTGTTGTGCTCACCGTGCAGGGCATGTGGCAATTGAACGAACGTGTTTCACGCGTGAAAACGGTATCCGGGGCTGGTTTTACCCTTGAGGGTATCGATACAACGCTTTTCGACACCTTCACCAGCGGTACAGCGAACAAGATTACTTTCGGCACATCAATCACGACAGCGACCAGCGTCAATTCATCCGGAGGCGACTTTGCATTCATCGACACAACGCTGATCCACGGCAACGCCAAGACGCAAATTCCTGGCCTTCCGAACCCGGCAACGTTCTCGTTTGAGAACATTTGGGACGTGTCAGATGCGGGCCTGTTGGCAATGAAGACGGCTGCGGAAGCGCAGGCCAAGCGCGCATTCAAGTTCACATTCGGCACCGGCGGGCAAATCGCCTGCTTCAACGGATACTGTGGCGCCACCCTTCTGCCTGGCGGGCAGGCGCAGGGGTTGGTGACCACATCGACGGTGATCACCATGAACGGCACGCCAACCTACTACGCATCCTGATGAGCGTCCTATCCGAAAAAATCCGCAGGGCGCGAGAAATCCGCGTCTCTGCGGGGGGGAAAACGTTCATCGTCCTGCGTCCGACGACTCTGGACATGATCGATCTGCAGGGCAAGACGGCGGCGCGCGCCATCATGCCGCACATCATTGGGTGGGAGGGCGTTACTGGCCTGGATCTCTATCCAGGCGGCGACGGCGCACCGGTTCCGTTCGACACAGAGGCTTGCGCCGAGTGGTTGTCCGACAGGGTTGATCTGCTCGGGCCGATTGCCCAAGCGGCGGTGGACGCCTACGACGCACACCGACTGAGCCTTGAGGATTCCGCAAAAAACTGATCCGCTGGCTTGAGCAGGGCGACTTACCAGCCGAACTCAGGCCAGCAGGCAGGCCAACAAACGACGTGTCCGTCGCCATCCGCGCATGGAATATGCTCGGCGGGTTGGATTGGGCAGGGTTGCCGATCGTCGTCGATATCCTTGGCATACGTGACGTGGAAATGCTCATTGCACAGCTGAACACCATCAGGGATCGGCAGAGGGAAGAATAACGCATGGCAATCGCAAAGCTCTCGATCGACCTGGAGGCGCGCCTGACCAGCCTCGAAAGCAGTCTGAAACAGGCGACGTCGCTCGCCGAGCAATCGGCGGCCAAGATCAAGTCGGCATTCTCTGGTCTGACGCTGGTATTCAGCGGCCTGGCCGGCGCGTTGTCGGTTGGCGCGCTCAAGGGCGCCTTCGACAAGTACGTCGAAGGGGCCGCCAACCTCGAACGGCTATCCAAAGTCGCCGGCACAACGACGGAGAACATCAGCGGCCTGGCATCGGTCGCGAAAATCTCCGGAACGGATGTCGAAACGCTGTCGAACGGCATGGTGCGATTGTCGGCCGCATTATCGAAAGCTGATGACGAATCTAAGGGCGCCGGCAAGGCGTTCGCTGCGCTCGGCCTCGATCCGGCGAAACTGCGCACCAAAGACACTGCAGACGCTTTGCTGGATGTGGCAAAGGCTTTCGCCACGATTCAGGACGGATCGAGCAAAACAGCGCTCGCAGTGGCGGTATTCGGCAAGGCCGGTGCGCAACTGCTGCCGTATCTCAACGAGTTGGCCAATGTCGGCGGAATCGTCGCCAAAGTCACGACAGAACAAGGGCAGGCGGCCAAGGAGTACGAGCAGAACCTGAAGCGCCTGGAAGCCGCACAGGGCGCGGTGGCCAAGATCATCTCGGCGGAAATCCTGCCGGCGGCGAATGCCTTTGTCAAAACCCTCGTCGAACTGATTACGCAGACGGATGGCGTCACGAGCGCAGCGAAGTCTCTCGCGCGAGACGGAAGCATTCGCACGTGGGCTGAAAATGGCGCCATCGCCGTTGCAAATCTGATCGACGCATTCCAGCTCATCAAGAAACTGGTAGTTGAGATTGGTACGCCAATCGAGCGCGTAGGGCGCAATATCTACAACCTCGGGGCTGTTGCAGGGATTGCCGTAGGCGGCGGTGGTCTGGACGAGAAAAGGCAGGCTTTCGAGTCGCTGAGGAAAGAAAGCGAAAACTACTTCGCCGGACTGGACAAGCGGTTGGAATCCAACCGGCAGCCTGCAAACCTGTTTTCCGACAAACTCGCAGCGAGTTTCGCCCGCCGACCGACAGACCAATTCTTGTCCGCTCGATCCGCGCTGCAGGCGTTCGAGAATCCGAAACGCCAAGTGACGTTCGCCAATCCAGAGGACGGCGGAGGCGGGCGCGCGAAGGCAGGCAAAGCCGTTGACGATGGCCAGCGGCTTGTCGAACAGCTCAAAGCGCGCATTCTCGCCATGCAGGATTTGACGGAGTTGGAACGCCTGGATGCGGAAATCGCAGACGGCAAATACAAGACCGCACTACCTGCCAATCTTGCGCTTGCCAGAAGCTACGCCGAGCAGATTGACTATCTCAAGGCGATGAAAGTTGCGGCTGACGAAGAGGCTGAAGTACAGCGCAAGCGGCTGGCAGTTTTCGCGGAAGGGCAGCGCGTGTTCGAGTCCGTGCGCACCCCGATTGAAGCCCTGGATGCAGAGCTTGAAAAGCTCATCTCATTGCTCGATCAGGACGCCATCAGCATGGAAACCTTCGGACGTGCGGCGCAGAAGGCCGGCAAGGAGTTTCAGGCCATCAAGGAACCGCTGTCGGAAATGGATCAGTTCGCCGTGCAGGCGGCGAAGAACATTCAGGACGCCTTTGCCGAGTTTCTCTTCGATCCGTTCGCGCATGGGACGCAATCGATGCTGGAGGGGTTCGGGATTGCTGTGCGCCGCATGATCGCCAATGCTGTGGCTGCTGATCTTGG